TAAAAAAACGAAAAAAAAGTGCGTTTTCGTAAAAAAAGTGCTTGACTTTAGGTCTAATATGTGTTATAAAAGTATATGAGAAAAGGTGATAACATGCTAAAGATTCGAAAAGAAGAACAAAAACTAACAACAGAACAGTTGCTTGACTATCATGATTCAAAGTCTGTCCTTGCAAAAATACTTGCCGGTGAAGACTTAGATTTGGTTCATGATTCAAATGCTAAAACTGCCTACATTGATTTGCAAGCAAGACGAGTTTGTATTCCGATGTGGAATAATATGACCGCATCGGTTTATGACTTGTTTCTTGCACACGAAGTCAGTCACGCATTGAATACACCACTTGAAGGTTATCATGGTAACGGCGAATATCCTGTTGGTTTTCGTTCTTTTCTAAATGTCACCGAAGATTCTCGTATCGAAAGATTGATCATCAAAAAGTATCCGGGTTTACGTGCCGTGTTTTCACGTGCGTATGGTACTTTGTTTGCCGATGACTTCTTTGGTCTTGGTGACAGACCAGTTGGTGATCGTCTTTTCATTGATCGTTTGAATCTTCACACTAAGTTGAACTCAATGCATGATCAAATCAAAATTGAGTTCAATGATATCGAACAAGGTTTTGTTGATCGTTTGCAAACTTGCGATACCTTTGAAGAGATTTTAGATATCACAAAAGAAATCTATGACTATTGCAAAGAAGAACAAGAGCAAAAACAAGAAGAGCAAGTTGATGATTATGAAATTTCCAGTGATGATAATGATGAAAATGAACAGTCTTCCGATGACGAACAAGATTCAATAACTCAAGATGGTGACGGTGATGATAGCGAAGAAGACCAAGAGTCTTATGAAGATCAATTCTCGACTGAAGAAGATGATGGCAGTGGTGAAGAGTCCGAAAGTTATATTGAAGAAGTTGAACCAAGTGATGAGTATGGTGAAGAAGTCGTTTGTGAGACTTATGAAAACCAAGAAAGATCAATGGATCAATTTTCTTCAGATGGTTCAGACCTAAACATTTACAATGTTGAATATAATCAAAGTGTTTTCGAAAATGACAATCCAAATATTAAACACCTTCGATTGAAAGATTACTACAAAAATGCTTATTCAGAGTATACCAAACTTTCAACTGAAGATGTCAATGATATGGGTATCGAATGGATTAAACAAGACCAAATTGCACTAGAGTGGTTTAAAGGTTCGAATCTAAAATTCTACAATCGGTTTCTCAAAGAAAACAATTCTGCAATCAATACTATGGTTCAGGGTTTCATGAGAAAGAAAAGTGCTTCAAACTACTATCGAAACACCGAGTCTAAAACTGGTGTTTTGAATATGTCTAAACTTCATGGTTACAAGTATAATGAAGACCTTTTCAAGAAAGTGGTTAACAACTTTGATGGTGACAACTATGGTATGGTATTTTTACTTGACCAGTCTGGTTCAATGTGTAACAATTCTTACGTAGACTTATTGGAACAGTTATTGATATTGGTTGAATTTTGTAGAAGAGTTCAGATGCCTTACAAAGTCTATTCTTTTTATTCCAGCACTCGTTACAGTAACCCACGACCAACTGATGAAGAATTAAAGAACTATTATACTAACAAAGGTTTGTTAAACAAAAATTTGATTAGTGATTCTAGTCGTGACGGCACTTTGATTCTTGAATGGTTATCTTCCGAAGACAAATCAAATGATCATAAAAAACTTTCAAACTTTATGATTGGTGGTTTGTTGTCATCGGTTAACCGATATTGCTATGGTAATAAACGTGATTTAGGTCAATTTTATTTCGGTTCATATGCGAGATTTTACGAACTAAAACCAAATAATACCAGTGCAAAATTTATGATGAATATTTTGTCATTGTTTGAATTTGGTGGTACTCCATTGAATGATTCTTTATGTTTTCTAAGAGGGCAAATCTTTGATTTCAAACAAAAATCAAATGCAGAGAAAGTTACATTAGTTACTTTGACTGATGGTTCGAATACTGGACCTGTAAGAGCAAAAAAGAATACTATAAATGAAAACGGCGGTTTTTATTCTGAAGATGTTGTATCCGGTTGTAGTTGGGAGAAGACAAACAAGATCAATCTAAAAATTGATGGTAAAACTTACAAGATTGATAACCGTCGATTCGAAGGACACACTCAAGATGAGTTTTTGAAAGTCTTGTTTGACATTGACTGGATCAATTGTATAAAAATCAATTGGGTTCACAAAAGTTATACCACAGGATCTTTTCAAAAAGGAGTTACAAACCTTTTAAACTTGACAAGAGACTTGACTCAAAACGAAAAAAAGTTTCGATGTATTATGATTGAAGATGATCTTATTTTGTCTCGCACCATGTACGACAAAGAGATTCTTGTGTTTGGTATCAAAGACAAAGAACTTGATGTTGAACTTGATACTTCAAAAAAAGTCACCAAGAGTTCTCTTGGTAAAGTTTTGAATTCAATGAACATTGAGTCCAATCGTAAAAAGATGCTTGCGAATAGTTACATTGATACTATCACTCTATAATGGGTGATAGTTCTTTTTTGTATAGTATAAAAAAAGTTAAAAAAAAGTGTGTTTTCGTAAAAAAAGTGCTTGACTTTCAGTCAAATATGTGTTATAAAATAATATAAGGTTAAGGAGATTAATTATGAATGAAGTGAAAATTGCAAAAGGGTATTTGAAAAAGTTTTCGAACTACGTAGGTGGTTCAGTTTTCAAATCAAAAATGTGGGATGAGTTTTACAACGATCCTAGTAATAGGTCAAAAGAAGAAACTCAGGTTTCTCGTAAGATGTGGGTAAGTCTTGCATCAAGAAAACGTATGTTTGGTAGTGGTAAAATTGGTAAGACAAGAATCTATACCATTCCAAAAGGTCAAAAACTAGATGCTAAACTATCTCAGGTTTTGAAACCAGTTGCTAAGAAACCAGTTGCTAAGAAACCAGTTGCTAAGAAATCAGAAGCAATTGCCGCTATGGTAAAAAGCACCGAGACTGAGTTCATTACAACTAGATCGGTCAATCGTTCATCTGCTGTAACTGACAACTTTGTACCTGCTAAGATTGATGGGTTTGTTGCGAACGGTCATTATTCAGACATGAAAAAAGTGATTGCTGCAAATCAATTCTATCCAATGTACATCGTTGGTCATTCTGGTAATGGTAAAACTGTATCGGTTCAACAAGCATGTGCCGAAACAAAACGTGAATTGTTCCGTGTCAATATCACAGTTGAAACTGACGAAGACGATTTGATCGGTGGTTTCCGTTTGATAAATGGTGAGACTGTTTGGAATGATGGTCCAGTTGTAACTGCGATGCGTCGAGGTGGCGTTGTGCTACTTGACGAAGTTGACCTTGCGTCTAACAAGATTATGTGTCTACAACCAATCTTAGAAGGTAACGGTGTGTTACTCAAAAAGATCAATGAGTTTGTCAAACCAGCGAAGGGATTCACCGTGATTGCTACTGCTAACACAAAGGGACGTGGTTCAGAAGACGGTCGTTACATCGGTACTAACATTCTAAATGAAGCATTTCTCGAAAGGTTTCCAATTATGTTTGATACTCAGTATGCAAGTGAGAGCGTCGAGAAAAAGATTCTCGCTCACCACTGCGATGACAAAGAGTTCATTGAGAAACTTGCTGTCTGGTCTGCCGCTATTCGTAAGTCTTTTGACGAAGGTTCCATTGACAATGTGATAACAACTCGTCGTCTGGTTCACATCGTGACTGCTTACAATATTTTCGGTAACCGTATGAAGGCAATCGAATACACAACTTCAAGGTTTGAACCAGAAGTGAATGAAGCATTCATCGACCTTTACACCAAGGTTGACGAAAATGTTCAACAGTATTCTCAGGAGTCAGGTGAATAACACCTGACTATAAATAAATATGTGGAGAAAAAAAAGAAAATTAAAAAAATTATGAAAAGTGAACAAACAATTGAACAAATAGAAGAGACATATGAAAATGTTATCTTCGATCTTGAGACTGAGCGTGATGCTCTAAAGTTACATTTAGAAAAATTACAAAATGATTATGATGAATTGGAAAGTGCCTTTGATGACTTATTTCAGCAAAGATCAGAAATGGTCGATGTCTTGCATAGACTCAGAGATGAAGGTGCTGATGTCTTACTTAAAAGTAATTTGATTCTTTATGTAAAAGATAATTATTCTGAAGAGTTTGGTAATGAATGGATGCCTATTGTGATTGATTATATTGTCGATGGTGATATATCTTTTGATAGTATACCGTATATTAATGTTCCAAACGATCACGCAGTTGATCTTGTAAATGGTAACATTGACTATATTGACAATGATGATTATTTTCTATGTAGGGCAGATGTTTCTGGTCATCTTGTGACACCAGAATTGAAAAATCCATATTGGGATGAGAAGAATCCACCATACTTTTTGGTTTCGGATTTAGAAGATGATGATGAGGATGATTATGAAATTGAAGAAGAATAGAAAATCGAATTCTAAACACAATAATATAGCAATGAAGCGTTATAATGATCAGGTTGCGACCGTTGGTGACAAAATTTTTCTGAATGGAGAATATATTGCTCATATACTCAAAAACAAGATAATTGTTTTTCCTGAATATGATAACAATTACAGTAGAGTTGAATTGTTACAACTATCTGGAGAATTGAACAGGGGACTTTCAACCGTAAAGCAATAGATACACATCCCACAGACACCGAGAATTTTTCTACACTTTCATTGAAAATTCTCCTTTTCACCACACCACTCGGTGTCTGTGTGGTTTTTTTGCACTTATAAAAATATGATTTACTTTGCGGCGTTTATATTGTATTATGTTTTCACAGCGACTATTGGTCTTGTGCAAACTTACTATGATTACAAAGAGGTTGAAAATTTACATGATGAAAGAAATACGAAGGTTATACAGAAACATAGATAGGTATCTAAATCCACCAAAGTTTGTCGGACCAATCCGAAGAATACCTATCCGTCACAAGTATGAAGGTGATAAGATTATAAAGAAACATTTAGAATCAGCAAGTAATATAAAAATATGGGTAATCGTTGTTTATATTTTGATTGCCGCAATTACTTTACATACAAACAGTTTTTTGAATATGATAAAATGAGAGGTGAAAAATGAAAACACAAACATTATTAATAGGAATCCTTGCAACATTGCTTGCGCTTTTTGTGCAAGCGTGGTTTATACAAATATGTGTGAACTATTTGATTGAAGCAAAGGTTCTAACTTTTATAGAAGGAAACATAACATTAGGTCATGCGCTGGTATTCAGATTCTTGATTTCACAGTTTACTGTTGATACAGGTAAATGGGGAAAAGAAGAACCAGATTCTAGCAGAACAATCAATGATAGTGTTGCTTTACTAAAGGCACTCGGTGTTGTTTCTGTGAAACAACCAAGAAATCAAAATGATGAAGAGGTGAATGACAATGACTCGAAATAAACTTATTTTTATTTTGGTTTCCATTTTGTGTTTTGGTCTATATGTTATAGGCAATTCCATAAAGGAAGACAAAAGACAAGAAGATAAAATCGAAACAATTTTAGATATAGACTTTGAAATGTACCTCATAGTATCTGAGGATGATGAACAAGTCTGTATTGTAGAAAGAAAAAAGGTTGAATGTTATAAAAGAGAATATTGATGTTTTTTGGAGATGCAAGAGACAAGATCCCATCGAAGGTTTTGAAGAAACTGATAGATGAAACATTTGAACGTGAATTTGAAGAAGCAAAAAATTATCATGAACAGATTTTGCTTACTTCAGTTCATGATTTGATTCAAGATAGTTTTGATATTGACACGAAAGAAGAATGGGATGTGTATCTTGACAAGTTTACAAAGTTAGATGGAATATACAGGAATCTCTTAGGATAATATGAGTAAACACAAAATAGAAAAATTGAAAAGAAAAAAATCAATGTTGGCAGTGAAAATGCTAAACATGGATATGGATCCAGAATCAGAAGAATATAAAAATTTAAGACATGAAGTTGGATTAATTAGGACAGAAATAGAAGAGTTGCAAGGTTTTGTTGGTAATAAAGATGTTGCAACAGAATTGAGAAGAATAAAAAACAAGGGAATGAAAAATAAAAAATGAATAATGATGGTTGGGATGATGTTGAACATATGTTCATATTGATTATTGTTATGCATACATTAATTATAATTGCATTATCGTTTTTATGATAAACAAAGATATACATTTTTATTCAACGGCGTTTGATTATATGGACGATTACAGCAGAGAACTAATCGACCATCATTTGAAACTCGCAACAGATGATTCTTTACCAGAATTGTTTAGGGAATTACATAAAAATATTATTTTATATGAAATGATATGGATAAATGAAAAGGTAAATAATAATGAGTAGATACAAAGTGAAATATAATAGTTTTGATTTTCCTACAATGGATTTGAATGCACACTTCAACAGTGATGATGAACTAATTAATTTTTTCTTAAATTCTAAGAATATGATAATTCACAAAGTAAAGAAGGTTACAAATGATTGATGAGAAAGAAAGCAACGAAGCGTTACAAGGTATATTGCAAGATTTGAACTATTTAAAAGAAAGGGATATAGAACAGTTGATTGAAGTTGTGTCAGAAAAAAGATTTTTATCTAAATGGAAAATTGACATGATTACAAAAATTTTGAGGTATGATGAAGATAATTGAAATAAAAGGTGCTAACAAGTATCAAAAAGATGTAATAATCAAGACGGTTGAATTCTGCGCTGAGAGGTTGAACCTAAAAAAGCGAAAGTTCAGTCTGGTTGTCGTATTGAAAGACTTGACTAAGAAAGACTACTATGGTATTTGTTCTATGAATCATGATACAAAGAAGAAAGAAATTCTTATTCAATTAGAAAAGACAAACACTTTGATGGAAATGGTTCGAACAGTTTGTCATGAAATGATTCATTGCAAGCAGTATGTAAAAGGGGAACTCAAAGAAAAATATGATGCCAGTAAAAATGATTGGCGTTATTTTTGGAGAGGAACTGAATGGACTAAGAAAGTGCTTGCTTCTGAAGAAGGTAAGTATGATCTAACAAAGTCACCGTGGGAAAAGGAAGCATACGGTAGACAAATGGATCTTGCGATGGAAGCATTCATTTACAATAGATTATAAATAACATAAGTGAAATCATTCAAAGAAATGTTTGAAGAAATAAAAAAAGAAACTGTCGTAATTTATTGTGACATGGATGGTGTGATTGCAGACTTTGTAAAGTTTGCTAACAAGAAAAGTGGTGGTAAATTTTCAGATAAACAATGGGATAAACTACCATCAAACACATATGAACTTCTTGATCCAATGCCAGATGCAAAAAAGTTGTGGTCTTATATTTCAAAATATGATGTTCGTATTTTGACTGCATACCCATCTGCAAAAAGAGGTGAGATATCAAAGGCAGCATCAAGCGACAAAATTAATTGGATGAAAAGGGTTTTCAACTTTCCCAAAAATAAAATTCATACAGTTCTTAGAATACAAAAACAAGATTATGCAAAAAAGAATGCCATACTAATTGATGATGATATGAGAAACATTAAAGAATTTGATGCACGTGGTGGTACGGCAATTCATCATAAATCAGCAAATGAAACAATCAAAAAATTAAAAGGTATAGGATTATGAAAGGTCTAATCGATTTTATAGAAGAACAAAATCAAAAACTTATAGAAGGTGTTTACGATCCGGGAATACTCAAAGCATTTTTTACAGCAGGTGGTCCCGGTTCTGGTAAGTCATTCATGGCAAAACAAGCAGGTGTTGGTCGTGGAAAAGGTAAAGAACTTGTAAATCCAGAAGGTTTGAAGGTTATAAATTCTGATGATCAATTTGAAAAAATGTTAAAAGATGCTGGTATGGCAATGAATCCTAAAAATATTTTTAGTCCAAAGGGGCAAGAGGTTCGTCAAAAGGCAAAAGAAATAACAAAGAGTATGAAACAAAATTATATGGATGGTCGTCTTGGTCTTTTGATTGATGGAACAGGTAAAGATTTTAACAAAATAAAAAAGTCATCTGATCAATTGAGGGATCTTGGTTATGATACTTTCATGCTTTTTGTAAACACATCTTTGGATGTTGCTCAAAAAAGAAATATGGAACGTGCAAGATCGCTTGACCCAAAAGAGGTTGAAAAGATGTGGAATGCAGTTCAAACAAACATTGGTAAGTTTCAAAATTATTTTGGTAGAAGCAATTTCATCCTTGTCGATAACAATGATGCTGGTGAAGATATATTTAAAAAGTTGTATCGACAAGTAATAGGATTGATTAGAAAACCAGTCAAGAATCCAGTTGGTAAAAAATGGATTGCATCTGAGTTGGAAAAGAAAAAACGAAATTAGAATGGTAATGTAATTGATGTTTTTTCGAGATGAAATAGAAAGAATTGAATTTAGATTATATCTTACAATCGCAGTGCTATTCGGTTTTCTGGTTGGCACAATAATATTTTTATTCAAAACTTTACCGATCAATTACGGTGAGCATTCAGGTTCATTAAGTCCGCACTTTTGCAATGAGAGTGCGTGTGTGTATTGTATTAATGGTAAAGAGTTCATGGTCATAAACAAAGAAAGCGTTGTTAGATACATGAATAAATGTCATGGCAAGAGGTGATATTTTGTTATCAGATGATCAAAGAAATCAAGTATTTTATAAGTTCATTAAAATATATGATAAGGATGAAAAGTTTCAAGAAATAGTTGATGAGTTTGTTTTGAAGGCGTATGTTCAAAGATCATTGCGACCAACAGAACTCCAAAAGAAAAAGCGCAAATGAAAAAAGTAGTTACAATGATATTACCACCAAACGGAGAACAATATGGTTTTCCAAAAATCTTAGATGAAGAATGGTGGGACAAATATGAATTCATACATGATTGGTTAATTGCAAATGGTTATTCTGAAAAAGAATTTAAAACTGATGGTAGAATTGTTTGCCAACAATGGTATGAATATGCAGAGGTGAAAAATGCTTAAAATAGAATGGGAAAATAATAATGATGATTATGAACCTTATGGTCTGAACAATTTCAAAACAGAAATTAAAGAAGACACTATTAGTTGGGTTGAACTCATGGAGAAATTTTGCGTTGTGTTGAAAGTTATGGGTTATGAATTTGACGATGACAAAGTAGTTACGGCGTTGGAAAATATCTTACAAGAACAAAGAGGTTCGAATGAGTCAGACTGGAATTGGAACTGGGATCGTGAAGAAGATGAAATTGATAAGTTAGATTTGTTTGGTGATGAATAATGGATTATAAATCAAAATATAATTCAATCACAAAAAGGTATCCAGTAGTTCATCAATCAATAACTGAATTGCAAGATCCAATTTCATACGATTCTTCAAATAGAAGAACACAACTTTTTTATTCAAAATCTAAAAAAAGTGATTTACTTTTTTGTGATTATAAGTTATACTATAAAAATAGTTAAAAGCAATCCGTGGTAGTTCAGTCGGTAGAACGGTGGACTGTTAATCCATGTGTCGCAGGTTCGAGTCCTGCCCACGGAGAACTGGTTTGGTAGTTCAATTTGGTTAGAGCACCTGCCTGTCACGCAGGAAGTTGCGGGTTCAAGTCCCGTCCAGACCGAATCGGAAAGTTGGCAGAGTGGTCGAATGCGACAGACTTGAAATCTGTTGATCCTTCACGGGATCCGTGGGTTCGAATCCCACACTTTCCTAATAAAAAATAAAAAAAATGGTTTACTTTTTTATGATTATGAGTTATACTATAAATAATAAAGAGAACGCCGTAAGGGTTCTAAAATTTAAATTGCTGTCTGAGGAGGCAAACATATGACAAACACAACAACATACATTTCCGATTTAGGAAGACTTTCAGATTACTTTGATAGTTTTTTCGTAGGATACGATTCGCTACTCAATAACCTGTACAATGTAGGGTCAAGATCAGTAAGTCAACCTAATTATCCACCAGCGGATATAATCAAAGTTGATGAAGAAAATTATCGAATTGATATTGCTGTGGCAGGTTTTGCAAAAGAAGAACTGTCCATTGATGTTGCAGATAATGTTCTTACTATTCGTGGTGAGAAAGAAAAGAAAGACGATGTGGCGTATATCCACAAAAAAATCGCATACCGTGATTTTCAAAAACAATACACGATCAACCCTGAAGTGATTGTTGAAAATGCGGATCACAAAGATGGTATTCTCAGTGTGCACCTAAAACATGAAATACCAGAACACAAGAAACCTAGATCAATTGATATTGGTTAATCGGGTTTGAAGTTTTATAGTCCCTTTCTTCTTAAAAAAGGGACAATAATTGCACCTAAAGCATAATTGGTGATGCACCGGACTTGTAATCCGGAGAAGTAAGTTCGATTCTTACTGGGTGCTAAGTTTTTATATTATGAAAGAAATTGAATACAAACACAACGAAGACAAAATACTAAAGTCACTCAAAGAATATATTGATTCGACATACGACCAACATTATTCCAAAACTAAAATACAAGCAATAGATGTTATCATGGATACAAAACACGGTAGAGGTTTTTGTATTGGTAACTTGATGAAATATTTGCAAAGGTATGGAAAAAAGAATGGCAGAAACATAGACGATCTTTATAAGATTCTGCATTACAGCGTATTACTATTTTATAATGAAATATATTTGGAGGACAAAAATTGATGAAACTTAGTAATGAGACAAGGGAAGTTCTAAAAAACTTCGCTAATATTAACCAGAATCTTTTGGTAAAGACTGGTAATGGTATTGCAACAATGTCAGCAATGAAAAACATTGTAGCAACTACAAAGGTGAATGAATCTTTTGACAAAGACTTTGCGATTTATGATTTGAATGAATTCTTATCTGCGCTGTCATTGTTCGAAGATCCAGAACTTTCTTTCGGTGACTTGGATGTGGTTATCAAAAACGACCAGAATAATTTGAGATATATGTATTCTGATTCGTCTATGATCACTACACCAAAAACAGACATCAAGATGCCAGATGCTGAACTGACATTTGAATTGACGCAAGATACTTTCGGTTCGCTACAAAAAGCGGCGGCAGTATTAGGTGTTCCAGATTTAGTTTTGACAATTGAATCTAACACTAATTGCAAACTTCAAGTAACGGACAGAAAGAATGACACTTCAAATGTTTATTCTGTTGATTTAGATTGTCAAACATCTTTGAGTGAAGGTTCTTACACATTCAGAGTTGAAAATCTAAAACTTCTATCAGGTGACTATACAGTTGAAGTATCGGCAAAGGGTATCAGTAGGTTTACGCACAAATCAAAAGATTTGGTATACTTCATAGCATTGGAGGTGTAAGGTGAATGACACATTCCTTTGGGTCGAGAGATATCGACCGCAAACAATAGAGGATTGTATTTTACCTGACAGTATAAAATCTACCTTTCAACAATTTGTTGATGACAAGCAAATACCAAACCTTCTGCTATCGGGTGGTCCCGGTATAGGTAA